TGTAATCTACCCTCTTCTAGAAGATGCTTTAATTTAATAATTTTTGGTTCTATATTATCACTTGATAGATTACTAAAAAAGAATAAATCTAAATTTTTAAATTTATCACCATTTCCTGCAATGAAATCTAACAAACGATCAGACTGTGGTTGTATAAAGGGTTCTCCCCCTAAAATGTATAATGATCTTAGGTGCTGGCCATTTTTATCTAACCAGTCAAATACTTTATCTAAATATTTAAGTTCTTGATAATTAGGCCGGCCGGCCTTGTGGTCATCAGGATACATGAAATCATGTATGTCACCATATTTTTTGTCTTCTGCCTCCCATGTACTACTAAAATACGAACCACAATATGTACAGGATAATTGGCAAAGATTACTGAAATATATTTCAAGTTGCGTTGGAGTAACATGAACTGCATTTGGATTATCAAATAATTCAGGCGGAGATGACGGGGCAAATCCCATGTCGTCATGTAAGAGTCTATCACTCATTCCTCCTGCCTGCTCAATAACTCTACAGTGTTCGCATCCTAACTCTGGCCACTCATCGCGCAACATCTGCAATCGAGCATGTACCTTTTGATGAGTATTATGAAAATTAAAATCTTCCGTAATTGGATTATGATCACATCTATGGCAACTTGCAGTCGTATTTGTAGTTAAAAATATGGTGCTAAGTGACCATTTTAATCTACATTGTAATTTAGACTGTTTAGTGTTAATAATTGATCTATTGTGTACTTGATGTGCATTATCACTCATTTTACCTATTTTACCTTTTGGACTAATTGAATATTTCTACGTTTTGTTCTGCGTTGAGCAAGTTCATTCATACTAACATATGGGCCATGGACTATTTCTACATCTTTCGCCATAAATGTTTTAATATAAGGTTTGAAAGGTACAAATTCTTTTTTAAGAAAAACGTTAATAGGAAATAATCTATTGGATTCCCACCACCAGACATCTCCCAATTCTAAAAATTTTTGCTTTACTTTAATGCTAGGAAGCGCATTATAGTCATATATACTAATAATTGATGCATCTTTATTTAAAATAATGCCAATAAACTCTTTATCAACATACTTGATATAACTTATAAACGGGTATTTCTCGGTTAGTTCTTGATAAATGTTAGACATAAAATAAATATAGTAAAGGATTTTATAAAATGCTAGTTACTACTGTCTATTTATATGACCAAATTATTAATTTGAAAATTAAGGTTGACACTGACAAACAACATTGGGGGTATGAAATGTATAATCATCCGATTAAATTATACAAAGGTATTGATAACACAATACAAATACAATTGAAAAACGATAACCAAAAAACTTTAACCATTACAGACAAGACGATTACGTTTAGTATACTAAACTCGTCGGACGGAACAAGTGTGCTTTTAAATAAAACAGCAACGATTGTAGATGGTATTAATGGCAAGGCAAAGGTTACTATTACAGAAGGTGATTTGTTAAATTTAGATAGCCAATATCTAAATTATTCAGTGAAGGTTGTAGACGGTGAAGAAAATCAAATGATTGGGTACGTAGACGGCGCATATGATGTTATTGGCCAATTACAAATCTTAGATGGAGTGTTCCCAGACATAAAAGAAAGTCTAGAATTAAAATTAGCAGACTTCCAGGAAGCAGGCGGTACATATACCAGTGATCCTTTAGTGGCAGAGTCAAAATTAAACCAAAATACAGGATTACATACTGCCGCATTTTATGTAAATGGTTACAGTGGTGATATCAAAGTACAAGCAACATTAAATGATAATGTGGCGCCTGCCGATTATTTTGACATTAAAACTGTAACTTTGGCATCAAAAACCGGCATTGCATATACTAACTGGAATGGAGTTTATAACAGAGTACGATTTGTACACACACCAACTGCAGGTAGTATGGAAAAAATTCTTTACCGCTCATAACATTGTTAAATAATAATGTAATATATAATACGTTATGAAAGTGCAGTTTATTAATTTACATACAGGCACGGATCAGTCGAGATACACCGGCCCCATAATCAGTTTAGTTTCTTATAGTTTAAGATCTTTTTATAAAAAGACAGGAAAACATTATAAAAATTATACCTGGTTACCGAATGAGAATGGGTTCAGCCCCAACACAAAAGGTAACCAAGTTAATAAAGCGTTTAACGTAATCAAAGAAAAAAAACCTGATATTGTTTGTCTTACCCTTTATCTTTGGAATTCTAATAATTCGATTCGATTAGCAAAGAAAATTAAAAAGGTCTTTCCTAATTGTATTATAATAGCAGGTGGTCCTGAAGTTGAACATGTTTTGGGCACAGAATACGCAAAAAAGAATCCTTATTTTGACTATGTTTGTTATGGAGATGGTGAAGAAACATTCCAAATGCTATTAGATAGTTTTATTACTCCAATAAACGAGCAGACTATTCCTAATTTAATAACTAAAGAGTTTAAAACCCGGTATAAGATTTTTAAATTTAAAGATCATCTAGCATATAATCCTTACTTGGATTTAAAACAAGATCTACTACAAGAGTATGAAGTTGCAAAAAAGAATAGAGTAAAATGGTTAGAGGCGAAAGGCCTGGATGCAAAACAAAATGACAGTAATTCGGATTCGTTTATATTTATTCCATGGGAAAGAGTCCGAGGATGTCCGTATGCTTGTACTTTTTGCGACTGGTCTTCTGGGTTACATCATAAAGTTAATGTAGCTACATTGGATTGGAGGGAAGAAATAAAATTTTTATCAAAACTTAAATATGTAGTTCTTATGATTACGGATGCAAATGTGGGAATACTTAAAGATGACGTAGATGTAGTTAAGTTTGGCCATGATAATTTTAGTAATGATTACCATTATTTTGAAAATCCTAGTAATGCAAAATTACATAAAGATCGTGTATTAGAACTTGAGTTATATAAAGCCAAAAATTCAAAAACACCCAAAGGCAGCATATCTAAAGTTTCTTTGCAACACATAGATAAAGAAGTTTTGGATAATATTAATAGACCAAGTATTACTTGGGAAGAAAATAAAGAACTTATAAAAACATTAAAAAAAGCAGGACAATATATAAAAGCAGAGGTTATAAATGGCTTACCAGGCGCCACCTTAGAAAAAAATATATATATGTTTAAAGAATTTTCTCTCGTTAATATAGACTTGGTATTACTTCATCCCTGGATAATACTTCCAAATTCACCAGCCTATGATATTAATTATCAAAAAAAACACAATTTATCTAAGATAAGATTTATTAAATTTAGTAATTCAAGTTATTCGTTTGGCGAGGAAATTCCATTAAATGGCATTGATAGCACATATAAAAGTATTATAAACAAAGATGTAGATTTAGATTTGATAGATGTAAATTTAATAATGGATACAAATTACATACAAGATTATTTTTTATCTAGGAACATATCGGCACTGTATAACCATTACCAATTGCAGAGGCAACAAAATAGCTATGACTTGGCACCATTTTCGTATTATCTAGATAAGCATTATTATTTTCTAAAGTTTATGGCAGACCAATTAGTAAAAAAGTTAAACTTTTTCAATGAAAAGTATGGATTTTTTATAGACGTCATTGAAATTAATAATAAATTATATAGTCATTCATTTGTTATTGAACAATATCTTTATCATTCTTTTTCCCAGGAAGGTATAGCAAATATTACTAATTCATTTGCTATTGAATAATATCATTATGATTCTTGACATATAGCACATCAGGTTGTATAATAGTACTATGAACTTAGTACAGTCAGTTATTATGAACAATTTGCCTGGAAGGGTAAAGAAAAGTTCTAGTGGCTGGAATTCATTTAATGCGCCTTGTTGCATACATAACGGAGAAACACAAGATAAGCGTGGCCGAGGCGGTATTATAATCAACGGTGAGGCGATCTCATATAATTGTTTCAACTGTGGGTATAAAACAGGCTGGCAACCCGGAAGACATTTAAGCAGAAAAATGCGGCAGTTAATGTCGTGGCTAAGTGTTCCGGAAGGTGATATTAAGCGCCTTGTATTAACAGCAATACAGTTAAAAGAAACTGCTATTGAACACGATCTTATTGAAGAAGAAACAGAGTTTAACTTTGAACTTAAAGATTTTCCAAAAGAAAGCAACCTGCTAAAAAGCGATAATACCCAAATTGTAAAGTATTTGGCAAACAGAGGGCTAAGTATTAATGACTACAATTTTTATTGGACGCCAATAACAGAAACAAAGTTTGACAGGCGTGTAATAATACCATTCTTTTGGAAAGGAGAAATTGTAGGATACACCGCACGTTTAACTGTGCGTGGTAATCCAAAATATTTTACTAGCACACCACAGGGGTTTGTGTTTAATATGGATGGGCAAACAGAAGATCGCAAGTTTGTTATTGTGACAGAAGGCCCATTTGATGCTATTGCTGTAGAAGGCGTTGCTATACTAGGCAGTGATATAAGTGATGCACAGGTTGATTTGATTGAGAGTTTAAACAGGCAAGTTATAATGGTACCTGATAACGATAGTGCCGGAAACAAACTTATACAGCAAGCACTAAAATATAACTGGGACGTAAGTTTTCCAACGTGGCACGACACTTGTAAGGATATAAACGAAGCAATAGTCCAATATGGTAGAATATTTACACTAAAAAATATAATAGATAATGTTGAGACATCGAGTCTCAAGATAAACTTAATGGCAAAGAAAAGACTAAATGAACAAAGAGTATAACGTAGATCTACAAAAACTGTATCTTGAAATGCTTGTGGCAAATCCGGAAGCATACGTAAGAGTACAGAACATTTTTAATCCGCAAAACTTTGATAGAAGTTTGCGTCCAGTAGCAAAGTTTATAAAAGAATATGTGAATGAATATAAATCTTTGCCCGAAATAAAACAAATAAACAGTAAAACAGGTTCTAAATTAAATATTATAGAAGAAGTAGCAGAAGACCACACTAATTGGTTAATGGATGAGTTTGAAACTTTTAGTAGGCATAAAGAACTTGAGAGAGCAATTTTAGATAGTGCTGATCTATTAGAAAAGGGTGACTACAACCTAGTTGAGTCTAAAATTAAGAAAGCAGTACAGATTGGTCTTACAAAAGATATGGGTACAGACTATTGGGACAATCCAAGAGAAAGACTACTATCGCTAAAATCTAATAACGGACAGTTGAGCACAGGTTGGCCAACGTTTGACAAGAAACTGTTTGGTGGCTTTAACAAGGGCGAGTTAAATATTTTTGCAGGTGGCAGTGGTAGTGGTAAAAGTTTGTTTATGCAAAACGTAGCAGTTAACTGGGTATTGGCCGGATTAAATGTTTTATATTTTACATTGGAATTAAGCGAAGAACTTACAGCAATGCGTATTGACAGTATGATATCTAACATTGCAACAAAAGAAATTTTTAAAGATCTTGATACAGTTGAAATGAAAATTAAGTTAGTATCTAAGAAGGCGGGTAAATTACAAATTAAGTATATGCCAGCACAAAGTAACATTAATGATTTTCGCAGTTATGTAAAAGAATTAAGTGTGCAAAAGGGTATAAAGCCAGATGCGATTTTGATTGATTACTTAGATCTGTGTATGCCGGTAAGTGCTAAAGTAGCACCAAGTGATTTGTTTGTTAAAGACAAGTATGTAGCAGAAGAACTAAGAAACTTTGCTAAAGAACTAGACACTGTATTAGTTACAGCATCGCAGTTAAACAGAGGTGCTGTGGATGAAATTGAGTTTGATCATTCACATATTGCAGGCGGTATTAGTAAAGTTAATACAGCAGACAATGTTATTGGTATTTTTACAAGTAGAGCAATGCGTGAGCGTGGAAGATATCAAATACAGTTTATGAAAACTAGAAGTAGTAGTGGTGTTGGCCAAAAACTTGATCTAGAATTTGATTTGGAAAGTTTACGTATTAGAGATCTGGGAGAAGATGCACAGTCATATCAAAATGATGAAAGCACAGAATATACACCAGCAGGATCCCAAACAGACATATTCAACAAAATTAACAGAAGTGCAACAGTCAGTAGTGCAGGTGATGCTCCCAAAGTTACAGCAGAAGCAAGTGGTAGTAAAATTCGTTCTCTACTCAGCAACATGCGAAACAACGAGGAATTATAAATAGTATAAACAACCTAACAGGAATTTATACTATGCGGTGGCATGATTATTTACAAGCAGATTTTCTTGGCCCGAGAGAATGGGTATTAACTGAGTCTCTTACATTTGAGATTGAAAAAAGTAGAGTTGCTGATATTGTTAATTCAATGTCAGTTTGGAAACTTACAGATGTAAAAATTAGAGAAACTGATGATCATATTATGATCACAGCTCCAGTTGGATATAAAACAGATTTAGCATCAATATCCAGAGCAATGTGGAGTATTATTTCTCCGTGGGATGTTGCCCGTGGTGCAGTTATACATGATGCTCTTTACGGTGCTATTAGAAAACACAAAGACCAAGGCGCTTTAGACAAAACAAGTATCAAAAGCCTTCGAAAACAAGCAGACAATATATTCAAATTGGGAATGGAATCAGCAGAACCTAAAATTCCAAGTTGGAAAGTTGTTTCTTGTTACTACTCTGTTAGAGGATTTGGTTGGACATCTATTAATAAGAAAGCAAAATTTAACAATTAATAGTGGAAATTTAACTAAATATATACAGAGTGTATATTAATATGAAACGTAAAACTAGAACTATACTTGAAGAATTGAATTCTCTATATAGCGAGAAAAATAAGAGTGCGATTATTGAAAGTCGCGCTATACATATCATTGACAGTGCAGTAAATCTTATTAATAATATTTATGAAAACTATGACCATGCTACTGCTTCTGAACTAGAAAGACGACTTCTTAATAGTATACGCGGACAAGATAATAAAAAATTTGTGCGTAGTATTCGCAAGGCGGGCGACAGTGAAACTGAGTGAAATATCGCCGTACGTAGACTCAAAAGTTTTAACTAGGCGGCCGCCCCCACGTTATAAAAGATTCCCACCAGGTAAAACAAGTGGTATTGTAGATCAAATGTCCGGCGAATTAGAAAACGTTGTAGATGATTGGATTAAAATAGATTGGGACGATGTTGATGAAGCAACTAAAAAACGTTTTAGTGATGCTATAACAGAATTATTGGATATTGTTAATAATGAAGATATCTGATCTACACGAAGAACGACCAGCAAGAGCAAAACGTCGCAAGGACCGTGCACCACGCAAAGACCGCGAAGGAAATCTTATTAACGAATCTAAATGGCTTTTTGAAAAAGAAGACCGCACACATATGACACACCTTGAAGACTTGGTATTTACGCAAGGATACAAAGGCGCTAAACAAGCATTAAACTATTTGGCCAACGTTGCTGGTATGCTTTCCGGACACGGAGGCAAACGTACCAAAATAACAACTAAGTGGGATGGTGCTCCTGCTATTGTTGCTGGCACTGATCCAAAGGACGGTAAGTTTTTTGTAGCAACAAAGCACGGCTTTTTTAATAAAAATCCTAAATTAAACAAAACACCTAAAGATATTGACAAGAACCATTCTGATGCTGGTTTAGAAAAAGGTAAGACAAGAGCAGGCCTGCGTAATAAGTTTAAGATGGCTTTAAAAGAATTGCCAAAATTAAACTTTGATGGCATACTGCATGGCGACTTTATGTTTGCTAAAGGTGATTTAAAAACAGTAACTATTGAAGGGGAAAAATATATTGCTTTTAGACCACAAGAAATTACATATGCTGTCCCTGTCGGCAGTGAATTAGCACAGCAATTACTGGCCGCAGACTTTGGTATAGTATGGCATACGCAATAT